GAGTCCTCGTACTCGTACTGCTTGGCGAGCTTCTTCAGCTCCACGAGGGACATCTTCGCGGCGGTGGCGTACGGGACGCCCTCCTCCTCGTCCTCGTCGCTGGAGTCCTCGTCCTCCTCGTCGTCGCCCTCGTCCTCGTCGGCGTCGTCCGAGTCGTCCTCGTCCTCTTCCGCCTCGTCGTCCTCGGGCTCCTCGACGTCCTCGTCGTCCTCGATCTCGTCCTCGTCGTCCTCCGGCTCCGCCTCGTCCTCGGCCTCGACCTTGGACTTGGGCTTCCAGCCGGGGATGATGTCGGCGGACTCGGCGATCCAGGGCGTCTCCTCGCCCTCCATCGCGTTCTGGGTGTCCTTCTTGCGCTGGAAGGTCATGCCCGCCTTGACGCCGACCGGGTTGCGACCGCCGATCTTGTTGACCTTGCCGCCGTCCTCGACCTCGTCGTGCACGACGTCGGCCGCGTTCTTGCCGCAGACGGCCTGCATGTACTGAGCGATCCGGGTCTGCTGGATCTCGTGCTCGCCGGGGATCAGCCGGTGCCAGGCCGTGAAGCCCTTGCACTCGCCGGACTCGATCTCCCACATCGTGTTGATGTACGGGGTGCCGGGAGCCTTGGAGTTGGGGCCGGTCAGGCGGATGGTCGCGGCCTTCTGCACCACCGGGTAGATGGTGCCCGGCTTCGGCAGCGGACCCTCGTAGGGGGTGAAGCCGGAGTCCGTGGAGACGTTGTTGCCAACGCCGAACTTCATCTTGGCCATGTGCTGAGCGCTCCTTATGCGGTGGTGGTGCGTCGTGCAGCGGTCTTCTTGACCGTCGCCTTGCGGACAGGCCGTGCGGCCGGTGTCTCGATGATCTCGCGGATACCGGCGAGCGTCGGCTTGTCGATGTACCGGGGCAGCTTGTTGAAGCGGTCCTTGCCCCGGTAAGGGCCGGTGTTGCGGAAGTAGGCGCGGCGCACTTCGCGACCGTTGTCGTCCTCCGCCATGACTCCGTAACCAGCCACGTTCATGTGCCCCAGGGCCTGCTGGGCAACCTCGCCACGTCCGCCGTGCACGTACGGGAGAATGTAGGGCTCGCCCTCGCCGTCCTCCAGGTGCATCGGGTGCGCGGTGAAGAGCGTGTTCATCGGCAGGTCGTTGAACTGCATGATGAACTTGATCGTCTGGATCTGCGCCTTCTGGTGCACGTCCATGGACGGAACGTCCGGGTCGCGCTTGCCGGGCTGTGCGGCATACGAGGCGTCGAGCGCGGATCGCTGGAGAATGCGCTGGGCACCTCCGACCGTGTCGATGCACGCCCACTTGAACTCGGCGTGGCCCTCGTCGCGGAGCCATCGGTATGCCTCGTCCAGGTCCTTGTAGGTCTTGATCGGCCACTCCTCGGCGGAGCTGCCCATCGCACCGGCGGACAGGGTGCCCTCGGGGTCGCAGGTGAGGAACAGCACACCCTCGTCCGACCCTCCGAACACCGTCTTGCCCCAGCCAGCATCGGCGACCATCGTCATGTGGATGAACGCCTTCTGTCCCTTCACGGACCGGATGGCTTTAGGCCGTGCCATCGTCCTCCTCTTCCATGCTCCGCATTCGCTCCTCGACCTCGTCGAGTCGCGTCTGGATGAAGTCGTGATCCTCCTGCGAGATCCGCTCCCACAGGCGTGCCCGGCCAACCCTACGCCGGATCCGGTTGACCTCCTCGGGGCCAGCGTCCTTGACGCTTCTCATGCTGCCTTCCTCGTGTCTCGGTGGTCCCCGTATGGGTCCCGCTTCTTGTAGACCGCCTCCTTGTACTCCTCTACGTCCGCGCCTGCCTCGTCCAGCATGCACATCTTGTAGAACTCGCATCGCCAGGAGCAGTCCCTCTGCGGTCGCTTGTAGATGGGAAGCGTGCCGTTGCGCATCGCCTCCATGTGAAGCGCTTCGTCCTGGATCCGACGCTCCATGTTGCGTCGGTTGGCGTCCGACTTCCAGTCGACCTCTCGGACGAACAGGGGAGCCGGTTGGTTCTTGGACACCGAACCGTTCTTGTTCAGAGCCTCGCCGCGCTCGTTGGTCGGCCGGTCGTCCGGCAGGCCCTTGCGCATGAAGTTGTACTGGATGCCCGCGATGGACTCGCGTGGCCCGATGAGCCCCTGCTTCCGGAGTACCCGCGTGGCCACGTACCAGTAGGAACCGGCCTGATCGTCGAGCGGCAGATGCGCCGTGCTGATGCCGGCAGCAGTCTTGTGCTCCATGAGAAAGATCTCTCCGGTGCGCAGGTCTCGGTACACACCGTCGAATGTTCCGACGTACCGAACCAGCGCCTTGAGCTTCCCGCCCGGTTCCGGCTTGTAGCGCGGATCGGCGATTAGGAGTCGGAACGTCTGCTCCGTGGCGATGACGTCCCAGTGCTCGTCCTCGCCGTACTTGTCGACGTAGCCCTCCATCATCGCGATGCCGAGCTCCTTCGCCTCGACGAACTTCGCTCCATCCTCGTCGTACTCGGTAGGGATGTAGCGCTCCTCGTCGGCGCAGAAGTCCTCCCAGGTGTCAGCCGGATGCGGTCCCCGTTCCGCACCCTTCTGATACCACTCGGCAAGGGCGATGTGGATTCCCTGGCCAAACCAGAGCGGGTTCGAGTCCCGCTTGGCGGCCAGCCCCTCGTTCGTGGACCACTGCCACTTCTGAGGACACTCCTTGAAGGTTCCTCGCTCAGACGTCCGCAGCATCTGAATGGGCATACAGCTCCAGCTCCTCGTTGGCATGGGCGGGACGGACGATGTGGTGCGCGCCCGTCAGGCTGCCCCGGTTGGTCTCGTGCCAGCCCATGCTCGGGCCGGACTCCCAACCGCCCTTGAGCTCTCGGTCGTGGTTCTTGGCCTTGTCGGCCGTCGTGAACACGCCACGAACTCTGGTGCGGGGTCCTTCAGGGTCCTGTATCAGGAGGAAGATCTGCATTGTGCTCTCCGGGGAAGTGCGAGGGGGACCGGCCGGTGTCGACTGGTCCCCCTCGGGGTTGTGCTGGTTGGTGCTGGTTGCCGGCAGAAGATCAGCCGAGGTCGTCCTCGTCGAAGTCGTCGTCCACGTCCGCGACCTTCTTGGCGGCGGGCTTGGCGGCGGCGGGACGGCGGCGACGGCGGGAGACCGGCTTGGCGGCGGGCTCCTCGGCCTCCTCCGGCTCCTCGGCGACCGGCTCGGCCTTCGCCTTGGCGGCGGTGCTGGCACCCCGGCGACGGCGGCTGACGGGCTTCGCGGGCGGCTCCTCCGCCTCGTCCTCGTCGTCCTCGACCGGCTCGGACGCCTTGGCCTTGGTGGCCGCCTTCTTCGCGGCGGTGGTCGCCTTCTTGGTGGCCTCGGCGCGCTTCTTCTCCTCGCGGGCCTCCCGACGCGCCTCGCGCTCCTCCTCGGCCTTCTCCGCGTTGGCACGGCGCTCGGCGAGGTGCTCCTGGTTCTCCGGGGAGCGCTGGAAGTCCATGCGGAGCGCGGTGGCCAGCTGGACGGACTTGAGGTCCACGTCCTCGTAGCCGGTCTTCTCGACCAGCCAGTCGGCGAAGCGCTCGTGCAGCTCCGTCGGGTCCTTGTCGACGAGCTTCGTGTAGCGCTCGGTGTTCTCTTCGGCGTCAGCCATGGGATTCGCTCCATATCGAATGGGTGGGCACGACCAACTATACCTGAAATTCGTCGTGCCGGGGTTGTCAACGTCGTTCTGCTGAATTCGGTCCGCTGGAGTATCGGCGACGCCTTTCCTGTCGTCTCCGCTCCTCCTCGCGTCCCTGCTGGTAGCCGACTCGGTAAGCCCTTCCCGCCATCACTGCCGGCACGCCGGTCATGACCATGACGAACAGGATCTCGCGAATCTCCATCCCTACTCCTTCAGCATTCGGAGTGCGAACTCCACTCCTCTCCGACCATCAAGCACTCGCTTCTGAATCTGATCCTTCGAGATGTTCATCCCGGCGATCTTCTCGTCGATACTACCCTTGGCGTAAAGGTAGTGGATGGCCACCTGGTGAATGCGGGACACGCGGTGAATTCGGTCCTCGACCTGCTCCTGGTCGTCCGGCACGAACGTCTCGTCCATGAAGAACAACTCGTCACAGTGGGCGTCAAGGTCGATCGCGACACCACCAGCGATCGTGTTCAGCAGCATGATCCGTGGCCCGCCGACGCCCTGGAAGGACGCCTGAGCCGCGAGTCGCTGCTTGGGGCTGACATCGCCCGTGATCTTGAGCACCGGCACCTTGAGCTTTCGGAACTCCGCCTCCATGGCGTTGATCACCTGTCCGAACTGCGAGGCGATGACGTACTTGGTGCCGTTGTCGTACCGGCTCGTCCCGACCAGGCCACGTTCCTCCAACAGCTCAAGCAGGAACAGCCACTTGCAGCTCTTGGCCATGACCGGCCCGTCGGCTCCCTGGTACGCCGTTGCGATCTGACGGAGCCGGGTGAGCTCGGCCAGGACGCCGGTCGCACTGACCGACCTCTCGCCGAACATCGCCTCGCCCATCAGAGCCATCTCGTCATACTGCTTCTGCTGTTGGGGAGACGGGTCGCACCAGTGCTCGATGTACTGCTTGGGCGGGAGGTCCTGGGCAACCTCGCCCTTGGTCCGGCGCAGCATCACGT